AAAAGAACAAGATGAACGAGACGCCATTTTAGAAATGGAACTTGAAGAATATAAATATGATACAATAGCAAATGTAAGAGCAGTAGACGCTGAAAGAATTAGTAAAGAATCAAATGATAGGTTGTTTGAAATAGGTGCATATAATGATGCAGTTGCAAAAGCTGAATTTGATTTAGTAGAGGCAAAAAGGGCAGCATTAGAAACTGGCTTCAATATTGCTCAACAGTTCGCCGGAAAAAACAAAACCTTAGCTGATGTCTTATTTGCAGTACAAAAGGGCGTAGCGATTGCGCAAATCATAGTAGACACACAAAAAGAGATAGCTGGATATGCTTCAAATCCTACATGGTCTATTATGCCAGATGGTGGTGCAAGTGTAAAAATCCCTGCAATAGCAGCAGCTAAAGTTAGAGCAGCTACTAGTATAGCAACGATTGCAGCTACTAGTGTAAGTCGATTCATGAATGGTGGTAATGGTCCTTCTGTTGGTGGTGGAGGTTCTGCTTCAAGTGGTGGCGTAGGCTCTATGGGTTCAGCCCCTAACACAAGCAGATTCGTTCCAACTACTACAAGTGGCGGACAATCATCGCAAAGGGTTTATGTTCTTGAAAAAGACATCACAGATTCACAAGGTAGAGTTGCTAAGATTAGACACAACGCAACGCTTATATAGGTCTATATTGTACAAATAATTAAAACCAATATTATATAACTAATGAAGCTCCCTTTGTATGTCTTAGACATCGACGAAGACTTAAACGACGAGACAGAAGTTTTCGCCGTTGGTCTTGTTTTACAACCAGCAATCGAAAGGAATTGGAGAGCGTTTGCTTCAGAAAAAATCAGTTTTGATTTCGATGGAACTTTAAGCACTTCTGAAGGTCAAGATTTAGCCAAGCAATTTATAGAAAAAGGGGCGACAGTTTATATCGTGTCAGCTCGTAATTCTGTAAGTGGTATTTACCCAATGGCTGATAAGTTAGGAATCCCTCACTCAAATGTTTTTGCGGTAGGTTCTAACGAGTCTAAAGTCGCTAAGATTTTAGAGTTAAGCATCGTTAAGCATTTTGATAATAACGCTGATGTAGTAGCAGAACTTGGCAAAGTAGGTCAAAAGTTTGTTGAGCCTACAAGTGGAGAGACTCAAGAAGAGTTCATGCCAAGATGTATTAAGTATGTAATGGATGAAGGTTCTGAACAAGAGCAAGCCATTGCAATTTGCTACTCTAAATGGGAGAATAAAAACGCTCAATTTAGTAAACAGATAGATTCATTTAAAAGCCAAGAGTTCAGCGTTATAAACGAAGAGAAACGCTTATTAGGTGGATTCTTAATGACTGCTGACCAACCAATTTATCGTAGAGACGAAGACGGTTCGGAGTATTATGTAACCTTCCCAGCTTCAGCTATTGAAAAGATAGTTAAGAAGATGGCTAAGAAAGGCAAGGCTTTGACATTTAACATTAACCACGACGACTCACAACCAGCAGAGCAATGCTATTTAATGAGTCATTTTATAATTGATTCAAAATTAGGCGTTAAAACCCCTGAAGGATTTACACCTGCAAAGGACGGTAGTTGGTTTGGCTTTGTTAAAGTAGACAATGAACAAGTGTGGGAGAAAGTAAAGAGCGGTGAGATAAAAGGCTTTAGCGTTGAGGGTTACTTTAACGACCATAAGTTAATTGACGCTGAGCGTAATGTATACGAGGAAATAAAAAATAAATTAATTAATAACATGAATTTCAATAATCTAAAAAATGTTTTAGGCTCAGACCTTACGGCTAAGCTAAAGCAGGCTTTTGACGCTGAGCAATCAGTTGCAGAAGTTACAGAACAAGCGGCAGAAACTGTCGAATTAGCACTTATCCCTTTAATGGACGGTAGTGCATCAGTAAGCGGAGTTATCGCAGTAGGTGAAGCTATTAAATTAGTTATGCCTGACGGAACAGAAGCTGAAGCTCCTAATGGTGAACACACATTGCAAAGCGGTGTAGTTATCAAAGTTGAAGAAGGTAAAATCATCGAAGTAAAAGAAGTTGAAGAGGAAATGCCTGAAGCAAGCCCATTGACTGAAGAAGTAGTAATGAGCAGAATTAACGAAGCATTAGCAACTCAAGCTGCTGAGTTTACAGCTCAAATCGAATCTTTAAAAGCTCAACACGCAATCGAAATGAGTGCAAACGCTGAGAAGGTAGCTTCATTATTTAAAGCTGTTGAAATTCTTTCTAACATGGAAACCCCAGAAGCTCCAATTAACGACGCTAAAAGAGTAAGTGTTGAAAGCAAAGCTTCTAAATTCAACAGATTAGTACAAATTTTAAACAAACAAAAATAAATAAATAACATGAAACTAAAAAAATTCGCTTATGACACCACAGGCCTACCGGCAGTGGTAAATGACCAATCACTTGACTTGTTGATTCGTTCATTCTTCGAAGGTAAAACAGGTGCTAAATTTGCTAAGCAAACTGGTATCAAATCAACTGACGATTTACATTACTTAGAAACTCAATTATTCTACCAAGCTGACAGCGGTTGTGCTTTCTCTGCTTCAGGTAATGTAACTTTCAGCAAAAGAACTATCACAGTTGGCAAAATCAAAGTTCAACAAGAATTTTGTGCTAAACAATTAGAAGGTTTTTGGACTGAAAGAGCTTTGAAACCAGGTAGTAAATACGACTACATTGCTTTTGAAACTGAATTTACCGAGTACTTAGTAGGTTTATTGACCGAAGCTAAAGAAACTGCTTTGTGGCAATCACAAATCGGTGGTAGCGGTGGTGCTAACTTGACTCAATTCGATGGCTTTAACAAAATCATCTTAGACGCTTCAGCTACTACTATCAATGGTAACCCAACTGGTATCACTACTGGTACTGGTATTACTACTGCCAATGTTATCGGTATCTTCGACGGCATGTGGGCTGTATTACCAAGCAAAATCAAATCTAAAGAAGATTTAGAATTTATGTGCGGTTCTGATACTTTCGACAAATTAATCACTGCATTAAAGAACGCTAACTTATTCTTCTATGATGGCGTAAACGGTTCTGCTTACCAAAGCGGTTCATTGATTTTACCAGGTACTGGAATCAGAGTTGAAAGATACTTCGGCTTAGATACTACAAACAGAATCCATTTAGGTAGAACTTCTAACTTTGTTATCGGTACTGACTTAGAATCTGACGAAGATATGTTCGAAATCAGAGAAAACCCAATCAGCTTAACTATGATGTTGGACATCCACTTCAAATTAGGTTGTCAAGTAAAATTCCCTAACGAAATCGTAACCTTTAAATTAGTTTAATCATGCCTTGTATACTATCAACTGGATTCACGCTTGACTGCCGAGATAGTATCGGTGGTGTAAGCGAGGTATGGATTGGCGAATTAGACGCTTTAAATACTTCAACTTTTGCAGTTAGTGCTGGTGTAGTAACTACAATGGCAATGACTGGCGGTAAAAAGTTTTACAACTACAAACTCCGTAAAAATGTAGCTGAGGCTAAAGCTGACAACGCTGGAGATGTGGCAAACGGTGCTGGTTATATCATGCACTCTGTCGAAATCCAACTTGACAAATTCGATGTGGCAAAACGCAACGAATTGAGAGTGTTAGCTAAAAAGCCTGTTATCATCATCGTTAAAGATATGAACGGCTTGAACAGTGTTTACGGTGTTTACAATGGTCTTGATTTAACTACTGGTACTGCTGGTACAGGTAAAGATGCAAACTCATTAAATGGTTTTGTGTTGACCTTTACAGGCATGGAAGTAGACTACCCTTATGGTATCTCTAATGCTATTATCGCAACCTTAGTTTAATTCATAAACTTGTCTATCACAATAAAGGGAGGCTTCGGTCTCCCTTTTTGTATTTAAAGCCTTTTTCAATATATTATAAGTATGATAAGATTGGATTTGTTGACTAATATTGTTGTTTTAACTTTAGCGGAGAAAACTACAATAGGAAATCCTAAATACTTATTTGAGTTTATAAACAATCAAACTCAACAAACTTACTACTGCATTGCAACGGACTCAAGTCTTTATCCTTGTCGTTATAATCAGTTTACTATAACAGTTCAAACTACGACTCCAAATCCACTATTGGGACAGATTAATATTCCTTTAGGCGACGAGTATACATATAACATCTACCAACAAACAAGCTCAACTAATTTAGACCCGACCTTAAGTATGGGTGTAGTTGAGACTGGTTTA